CGTAGGCGTAAGTGGAGGAGTAGAAAGAACTCGACCAGTAGTAGCCGTGCGACCCGCGGCCGCTGAGCGTCGTACCACTGAAGAGGCCAGCAGCGGGGAAGAACACACTGTTTCCGTTGATGCGCGATGTAAAGCGACGACCGACCACACCATCTTCATCCGTCCATTCAGAATCGCAGTTTGAGTTCAATTCAGCAAACTCACCCGTTGTTGGCAGTCGCCAAGGCGAACCCATATTGTGGCGTGCCATGTCGTAGGTGTTGTTGGCTGCGATATTGCCGGTGAGGGCTGCGCCTGCGGTCTCTGCATAGACGGCATCGCTGAAATCATAGCCTGAGCCTTCTGCGTGACCCGTCACGTTACCCCAAGAGAAATACAAACCATGCTCATACGGTGTAGTAGCACCAACGTTGTGTTCGCACCAGAGCAATCCGCTTGGCAGTGCAAGGTCGACGGCTTCAGCGGGAGCCGGTGCCACCTGTGGCTCAATGGCAATCACGTTGAATTGTGATCCGTCGTAGCTCATTACCAAGATGGTATTGTTCTTCACCTTACCCATCGGGAAAGCGTTGCCAAAGAGTTTGATAGCCTTTGCCGTCGAGCCGTTCACGCTCAGTGTGGGCGATGAAGCGGTGAAAGCGTTCTGAAAATTAACAGCGAAGATGCTGCCAGGAGTCAACACGAAGTTGGTGATCGAAACGGTCTTGGCTGCTGTTGCGCCTGCGGTAGAGCAGACACCGTAGCCGAAGCCAAGCGTTGCCATATCGCCAGTGGTGGCGAGCGGCTGAATCTTGTTGAGGATGGCCTGTACCTGGGCATCGCTCTGTGTAAGATTGAAATTCTCCATAATCTGATTTTTTAATTGTTAGTACTATTTTCTGTTTCATCTGATTCGTCAGAAGACTCCTGTGTTGGAGTCGTCGGCGTGGTGGGTGTTGTTATCGTATTGCTTGGCAGCAGACTTGTGAGGTCTTTGCCTGCGTATTCCACCACCGTGACTTGAATCTCGTTGGTCTCGTAGTCGCGGTTGAAGGATTGGATCTGCCATGTGCGGTTGTCGTAGATCAGCACCGACTCGCGGCAGATGGTGGCATTATAGAGCATTCGGATGATAATGGTGTCGTAGGCATCGTATGCGCCTTCCATCATCGACTTCATGCCCTTATTGAACTTGACCGATGCCCACACGGTAGTGGCGTATTCATATTGCCGACCGCCAGAATTGCGACCAAAGTCACCATCTGCACCGGCCTTGCGATTCAGAATCGCCACGCGCTTGTTTCTCATTCCTGAACTGTATGCCATAACTTTCCTGATTTTGGTTTATGTCGAAGGTTGTGCCCACAACTCGCGGCCATTGATGGTGACAAGTTTGTGGTTGCTGGCAGTAACGAGCAACTTCATTCCCGTGGGCTGGACTACCTCTACCGTCACCTTCATGGCTGCGTCGAGGCAGGTCAGCGCATGACCGTCGGATGTCACCAACTGCGATGCACTGCTACACAATGCTTCGCGGATGGCACCGTCTGTGATGACGAAGGTGATAATCTGTCGACGGTCATGGCCAAGGTTGTCGGTGTCTGAGGTGACAACGACCGTGTCATTGCCCTGACCCGTGTAGGTCAGGACAATGTTGCCAGGGCCGTCGTTCCAAGGAATGCTGATGCTTGCCATTATTCAATCGTCCAGTTAGTGTTAGAGGTAACGGTGAACGATGCGCTGGTTTCTGCGGTGTATGCGTTCCAGTCGATCTGTACGCTGCTGGGCGATACTTCAAGCGTAGGATCACCCTCGGCCTGCGTGATGGTACATGTGGCGGTGTGTCCGGCATGGTCGGTCACAACCAACTGTACGGTGCGCGTCGAGATGGTCGGGTTAGCCGCAATGTTAGAGAATTGAATCGAGAACGGGAACTCAGTAGTAGCACCTGGATCGCCGGTGATGTCTGCGCCATTGTTCGTGCTGACAGAGTTAGCCAGATAGGTGGCTGGGAGTGTCAGAGGCAATGTGCCACCACTGGTGAGTGCGAAAGTCAACGCCTGCGAGTTGGTGGTGCCCTCGATGGTGAGGGTTGTTACACCGTCTTTGCTCACGGCTGCTGCGCTCTGAATGTTTACAAACTCCGGCTTTCCAGCCTGAATGACGGTGCGGGCCACGTCGCTGACACCCGATGCCTTGAAGGTCATTGTGGTCTGACGCGGTGAACGTCCCGTGTTGTCGGCACCCGCCGTCACATTGACGGTATCGTTGCCGCTTCCTGATGTCTTGCTCGGTACGAGCCATTGTGCGTATGCCATAAATCTTAATTTATTTAGTTATTACTTGATTAGCCATTCCAAACCTCTTGTGGCCGTCACGGTGTAGTCGATACCATACTGAGGCACGAGCCATACCAACTGCTGCGGCTCAACGGGCGATACATCCAGATATAGGTGCAAGTCCGACTGATCGGTGGGCTCGGCCTTAGACTTGATGCCCGTCGGCAAAGCGTAAGCCACGGCCATCAGTCCGCCTGTGGTCGTAGCCTGTGCCCTCACTGAGCCTCGTATCACCTTTGCTATTGCCTTCATCGCTTATCCTTTTACCGTTACGTGCGGGTTTATCTTCACCACCTCTTTGCGGTAGCCGCTGGGATAGTCGGAGTCTGGGATATCTACCGTCAGCTTGCAGAGATAGCGACCAATGCCAAGGTCTGTCGAATCTACGAGCACCACATAAGTGCCGTAAATAGTCAGGATGCAGTCGGCCTTCTGATAGGTTTTGGTCTTATCCTTTTCATCGTTGTTGTACACCACCACCGTGAAGTCCACATCCTGCATCTTCAACTCATCGGGCAGTTCTGCCTCTACGAGTATCTTCAACTGCGAGCCGAGTGTGAACACTTCCTGCGGCACGGTGTCTACATCGCCGTAAGCATGGCGGATGTATGGGGCCACGAGGGTGTCGAAGGCTCCCGTGTTGTGCAACTGTGTGATCACATCGGTGGTACGGTTCTGATAACTCAGGTCGACCAGCATCATCGAGGCTTGCTGCACGGGCATGGGTATTTTCCCATATTCGTCCATCACCTCGTCATACGTCTTCCCCAATACGTTCAGCACCGTGTCCTCGGCTGCTTCGCCGTACTTTTCCAACAGGCCGTCTTCGTCAGTGAAACCTGGCTCGATACGGCACTGCTTCTTAATCCATTCAAGTGTTAGCCATTTCATTGATTCTTTGCTTTTATCGTTCGTCTTTACATATCCGCGATAAAAGCCGTATAGGTTTACTTGTGCTTTTCAGAGTATAAAAAAAAGACCCGCCGCTGCGAGTCTGGAAAAAACTTAATTATTCACTTCAAAACAAATGTTATAAACATGTTATGTAAAGGTTATGGATCGACATCACGTCGAAGGAAATAAAAAATAAATAGGTAAAAAACTAACCATATATGAAAAAACATCTATTTCTTCACCAGATTTTCGATCACCTGCTTGCGGTTCTTGCCGAAGTCTGGATAGACGTAGGACACATGCACCCAGTAGACACTGCCCGAATGCTCCCAGATGAGCTGGTCGAAGGTCAGGTGCTTGCGGATGTACTCAAACACGGTGCGCCCGAACGCCATGTCACCCTCAATGTTGATGTCAGCCGCCTGACCCTTCATGTGCTGCGAATACTTTACACCGCCCACCTTCTTGTTCAACGCCTCGCAGCGATAGCCGCTGCTGATCTTGATAGGTCGCTTCATCGCCACCCGCAAAGGCTCCAACACGTAGGCACAGAGATACACAAGGTTGATCAAGTGCTGCGTGCCAGGACGGTTGTCGATGCCGTATTTCTTGGCGGTCTCCGAGGCCGTCAGTTCCTCCACCGTAAAGTGCATGGATATGTTGGTATTCATCTTCTCTCAGTCTTCGTTTGTTGGTTCGATATCATGTTGCTTCTTGCCCTTCTTGCCGGGCTTAACGGTGCCTTCGTCGGAGATTATCACGGGCACGCACTTGGCGCAGTCGGGGGCCAGTCCGCACATGAAAGGGCGCGACGACTCGGCGATGCGGGTGTTCCTTGCGATGTCGCTCTTCATCTTCTCACGCTCACGGATGGTGCTCTGTTTGAACTCATAGAAGTCCTTGCCCAGTTTCTCCAACTCGTCGCGCATCTCCACGTAGCCCTTCTTATAGTGGTCGCGGTCTTCGCGCAACTCAGCTATGAGCCGGTGGTTGTCTTCCACCTCCTTGTTCTTGTCTTCCAGCATCTCCTGATAGGTGTCCTGCACCTTCTGCGCCATCTCTATCTCCGCAGCCTTGGCCTGCGCCTCCTTCTCCTTGGCCTCCGCAGCCGCTTGGTCGGCTTCCGCCTTCGCCTTGCGACTCATCCACCGCCAAGTGAAAAAGCAGCCACCACCACCACCGATGAACAGTCCTATCAGACTGATGATTGCTTCCAATGTTATCTCCATTTGTTTACGATATTGATTTCTTTTATCATTGCAAACAAATATGTTTTGGGTTTACTTATAGCCGGAACAATTTCTTTAACCAGAAGGCCAAGGCCACAATCGCAGCCATTATCGACAACAATCCAATCATCATCAATCCCTTCTGCGTTTTTGATATCTTTGCAGGAACTTCCACTTTTACCTCGTATGGTACCGGCACGGTGTCAGTCTTGGCAATGTAGGTAGTGTCTACGCGCAGTTTCTCGATATACTTGGTGTGCCATTTCTCGATCTTGATGGTGTCGTTCTTTGCCTCCACACGGATAGAGTCATGCAGCCAAATTGAATCGCGCTGCAACTGTGTGAAGTAGATGGAATCGTGATGCACCTCCTTTTCAATCACCGGCACATACTCGATACTTTTACAGCTACACATCAGCAGTGCCAACACAGCCACCGCTGCCAACATTCCCAAAGGGATATGCCAAAAATTCAAGTTTTTCTGTTTCATTGTCGTAACGTTTTGGGTTATTACTATACCGTCGAAAACGCGGCTGCGGTTTACTTACAACTCGCAGCCAAAGTCGCGCAGCTTCGATTTCAACCGCACCACTTCATTTTCGAGGTCTTGCATCTTGTCTTTCAGTTCTTCTACGATGGTGCCATCATCCTGCCAGTGCACGGCTTGTGCATCGTTTGCATATATCACCGTCTCAACGTTCTCAATGGCATCAAGACTACCATCCAACCGCGTGATCCATACCTTGGAATGTTCTTTGTCATGGCACACCTTCTGTGTGATCTTCTCGTTCACGAAGTGTGTGCCAACTTTTGTTACAACTAATATCATACCTTTTGTTTTCAGTCAAAATCCACTATGTCACACATACGGTTTCCCCGCTTTCTTCTTTGGAGTGGCGATGCAATCAGCATCAAATATCGCCGTGCGGTCTTCGCTGCTGAGTTTGTAGCCGCGACTTTCCAACTCCTTTGCGAGCCGCTTGGTCAGGGCCACCAACTCAATGAATCTGCCACGCATAAAGAAATTGTAGTGCGCCATCTGCGAGTTCTTTTCTGCCAGTTTTTTCATCTTACTACGCATCTTTTTCTGTGTATCATACATGCGCCGGTAGTCGGCCACGATCCAAAACACGTTCGTATCTTCAGGCAATAGCGGTGGCTCCACATACGCCTGACCATCTTCATCGAATAACATAGCTTTTAGTTTTAGTTCTTTCTTCGTTGTCAAACATAATCTTACTTACTTATCTGCGTTTCCGCTTGGTCATACAATATCAGCCCTGAGAGCAGCATCTGCACGGGGTCAACCTTGGTGCCGGCACCGTCGTCGCGCTTCACGGGTTTCACGTTGCCCATACCGTCGTTGCTCTCCTGGAGGGTGCAGCAGCCGAAACAGTATGGCCAGAGGGGATTCATCGAGAGGTGAATCATGGGGTCGGGCACCTGATGGCCCATGCCGTCATCATGCGACCGCTTCACCATATAGTCAAACTCGCTGACGGCAGGGTTGTACGTTGCGAAGTTCTGGCGCACGGGCTGGATGATCTGCTTGGGGTCGAGTCCGATGTCAAACACCCACTGGCTCATGGCATTCACCACCACCTTGGCGTTATATGGGTCGTAGCCGAAGGCACCGAAGTTTACACCCTTCTCGTCCAACTCGATGATGCGGTTCACAGGCCAACTTGGGTCAAACGTCTTGCCGGGCACGATGGTGAGCCACCCGTCGCGTGCCCACCGTCTGAGCAGTTCGCGGATGGGGCTGTCGTTCACGGCTTCCTCACTCATATACACGTCCATGTCGCCAAAGAACTCGTTGGTGCGGGTATTGTAGCACAGGAATGCCGCACCGTTCAAGTCATCGCCACGGCTGAAGTCCATACCCGCGAAGACAATCCATCCATCCGAGTCGATGCAGTCGTCGATGCGTCGGTCTGTCTGTAGCGGCCTGATGTCTTCAGACTTCAGCCAGTCTTTCACCCTGCCCTGCTGCCACATATTAAAATCCTTCGTCAGCACCTCCTGCTTGGTGTCCT